TCTTGGTGATGCCCAGGTCGACCGCCCAACGATGGCCCGCCTGGATCGCCGCCATGACCATATCGACGGTGCGCACACGGGTGACAAACGACCATTTCTCGTCGCTGGACAGGGTGCGGTTGCCCCACGCCCGATAACCGCCGTCGCGAATGATGGTGGTGATCTTGGCGTTGTTGAGGATGTTGGCCCGGCACGACGGGTCGTTGTCCAGGTACTCCACGGCGCGGCCGGTGCCGGTGATGCCGGCGATTTCCTTGTTAGACGGCGACGACCAGAAGCCATAACGCGCGTCGGTCTGCGCGAACAGCCCAGCCATCATGGCCGAGGCCGGCAGGATCTCTTCGGCGTCGGTGGTGGTGTTCCAGCGCTTGATGCCCGGGTCGACCAGGAACAGGCGTTTGTTGCTCAGCTCGGTGGCGTAGGCAATCGCCGCCTCGTCGGTCGTGCCCGGGCCGTCAACGATGCCGATCGCACCCAGCTTGCCCACCAGCACGCCCATGGCCATGGCCACCGCCTCGGTCGCGCTGTGCTTGGGCGCCACGACCAGCCGCGGTTGCAGGTTGAACAGGCTCTTACCGTCCAGCAGGGCTTGCAGGCCGGTGCGCTTACCATTTGCCTGGACACCGCCGATCACTGCGCTGGTCAGCGCCGCCGCCTCGCCCGAGGACGTCACACCGACCGCGACAATGACCGCCGCCGCCTGGTCAAAAATCGTCAGGGCGGCCTTGGTGATCGGCGAGTTAGCGCCAAACGCGGCCACCGCCTCGCGCGGGCTGGTCAGCAGGGTGGGCACGTTGTCCTCAACCAGCCCCAGCCCCGGGGTGAAGGTGTCGACCAGGCCGATGATCGACGACGACGGCAAGCTGATAATGCGGGCGCCGGACTCGACCAGGCTGGTCGTGACACCGTGAAAGAAGCCACTCATAAAAACGCTCTCCTAAGAAACGAAAAAACCGCCCAATTGGCGGTTGCGTGAAACGGGGTATTGCCTGAATTACATCGGGCTCAAGCGGTAGCCCACGGCGAGCCAGCGCACGCCGAAGTTCTGCACGTTGTTGTCATGCTCAGTGAAACTCATGGTGAAGCCGGTGGTGGTCGTTGCACCTTCGTTCACTGCACAAGTGACCGTCGCGGCCGCCGTCCGGCCACCAGGCAGCTGGGTGATCACCGGCAGGACAATGAAAGGTGCCGTATCAAAGGCCCAGTTGAAGCCAAACGCCACGTTCCACATCCCTCCGGGCATATCCCCGAGTTCGCGGACACCCCATTGCACAAACAGCCCAGTGTTTTTATCCCACCAAAAACCATGGGCGCTGTGCCACAGTGACGCCGGCGACGCGGCGCCAATGTTCGCCCGGGCCGACGCCGCGTCCCAGCCGCCGGTGCCACCGCGCCACACCGGCAATTGACCCGAGACCATCGCGCTGGCATCAAAGCCGGCCAACGTCAGCGGCACGTTGACGTCCGAAAGGCCACTGAGCCAGGCCCCGCCAACGGCGGCGCCGGAAAAGCTCAGGTAACGCCCGTTCTGCCACTGCGACGCGCTGGCCGCATTGCCCGTGGTGTTGCGCGTCAGGGTGCCGCTGGTGATCTTGCTCGCATCGAGCGCCGGAATGTCCGCTGCCGTCAGGCCCATGCCTTCCACCACCAGGCCCTTGGCATTGACCCGGACCTTACCGTAACTGCCGGCCGACACGCCGCTGTTGCCCAGCGTCAAGTGGATATCGACGTTGCCCGAGCCATCAAACAGGCCATTGCCCGCCAGGTCGCCGCTGTAACTGATCTTGCGCGCGGTCTGCAACTTGGTCGCCGTGCCCGCGTTGCCGGTGGTGTTGCGGTCCAGCGTGCCGCTGGTGATCTTGCTGGCATCGAGCGCCGGAATGTCCGCCGCCGCCAGGTTGGCCGCCGCTTTCACCCGGCCTTTGTCGTCGACCGTGACCTTGGTGTACGTGCCCCCGGCGACGCCGGTCTTGGACAGTGCCAAGGCGATGCTCAAAGGCGCCGAGCCGTCGAACTGGCCCTGCCCCGTGGCGTCGCCCGTGAGCGCGATGGCGCGCGGCGTCTTCAGCTTGCGCGCGCTGGCCGCCTCGCCCTGGTCGATCGCCTCTCGGACCACGCCGAGGGTCGCCGTGACCGTGTTCGGGTCGTTGATGATTTGCACGGTGGCCGTGCTGCTGACCTGGATCACCAGGCGGATCACCTGGGTGCGACCGCTGCCCTGCTCGCGCACCGGCTTGTAGGTGGCCGGGTAGCTGGCCACCGCGATCAACAGCCCGGCGTCGTCGTACAGACCGACCTCACGCACCCACCAGCCGCCCACCTCGGGCAACAGAATGCCCTCGGCGACGATCGCGGACTTTTCGCTCTGCGCCGTGAGCCGGTTCAAATTGAAACGGTATTTCTCGCCGATCAGCTTCTTTTGCAATTTCGACGGTAGCGGCGTGACCCCGTTGCCATCCCCGACCGCCATCTTGGGAATTTTCCACGGTGTCCCGTTGGCAATGGACTTGGCCAACTGCGCCGCGCCCACCTCCGTCAGCATCGCGATATAAATAATATCCTGCTCTGCCATACCTGCGCCTTGTGTTGAAGTCTGCGCCCCGCCTTACCGGCCGGGCCTTGAATGGCTACGCCGGAAGCGGCGCGCCGTAGATGTTTGCCCCGGGCCCGTGGGTGCGGTACTGAATGTAAAGGCTCAGGCCGCGCAGGATCTCCCCGGCCCAAAAGCCGAAGAACATGCCGTTATCGGTGCCCAGGCGCACCGCTGGCGACCAGCTGCCGTTCATGGCCTGGCCCGGCACGGGCGTGACCACGTAGTACTGCTGTAGCTCGCTGACGCAGGCCTCAATCAACACATCCAGCTCAGCCACCTGACTGCCCGCCAAACCCGCCATACAGGCCCCAGCCAGCCACAGGCCGGTCATGTGCCCGGTGAAGTCGTCCGGCACCGGCTGCGGCACGCTGGCCATAGGAAAATCCGTGGGCAATACCCCGTTGTGCGCCTTCACAAACTGAATCAACCAGGTGATCCAGTTTTCCGCGTAGGCGATCAGCTTGGGCGGCACCGGCTTGCCCTGCTGCGCCAGTTCATACCAGGCGCGACAGGCGCCGAAAAAGGCCCGGGACTGGTAGCCGCTCCAGGCAGTACCGTCGCCCCAGTGGTGCATGGTCCAGGTATCCGGGTCGCCGTACTTGAAGTTATCCCAGCGGTTCCACACGTAGGCCGAGGCGCCCGGGCCGAGCTGGCCGAACCGCTGCTGATACCACTGCTGCGAGTCGTACAGAAAATCGACCATGTGCTTCAGTTCGTTGACGTACTGGTCCAGCGGATCGATGCAGTAAATAAACGGGTACTGATAGCCCGGGTAGGGCATGCCGTGCCACGCGCCGATCTGGTCGGCGCCCTCCGAGTAGATGTTGGAAAACGGGATCACCCCGGGGCAATAGGCCAAGGAATCGTTGCGGTAATCGCGAATCGTGCAATCACCCACCAGCGCCCGAAACTTCGCCTGGCCGCTGACCGTCAAGAGATATTGCAGCGTGTAACCGTCTTCCTCGGCAAAGGCCGGCGGCAGGTCGTTGACGCAGTAATATTCAAACGTCAGGTTGGTGTCCGACGAATCCATCAAAATGCTGAATTCCTCGATCTGCGAATACACCGGCGCCGCCGGGTCAGGCCGCCCCGCCGCGCCCGGCTGATAACCCGACAGCGTCGCGTCCTCCGGGCGAATCTGCAAAGTGACAAAGGCGTCGCCAGTCGGCGGCAGCATCCACCACCAACGCCAGCCGTTGTCATCGGCAAAGCGCAAGTTGAAATAGCCGTCCGCTCGATAGGTGATGCTCTGCATCGGCGCCTTTTCGCTGGCCAGCAGGTAATGCCCGATCGAGTACCAGCCCTCATCATCGGGAAAAAACGATTTCACCACCGTGCCGGCGCGGCCCTCAAAAACCGCCGGTTCGTAACTCTCCACCGAGACGATATCGTCCGAACTCGCCACGGCGCGCAGGTCGGCCATGATGTACTCGCTGCCGTCGTCCTTGGTCAGGCGGTTGAACTGCGACAGCGGTATGTCGTGCGTCACCAGCTCGACGCTGGACACCGACTTGGGCAGCGCACAGCCGTACTTGATGCCACTGCCTTCGGCCTTGTCCTGAGAAATGGTCAATTCCACCTTGGCCGTCAGCGGGCCGTTGTTGATGTCGACGCCGCCGTAACAGGTGCGCACCAGCGACGCCGGGGTAATGCGAAACCACACCGATTGCTGCTCGATCGACACCTGGGCGGCCGCGTCGGTCTGCATCGTGATGTAGCCCAGCGAGTCGCGACCCAGCACCGGCGTGACCGTTTCCGGGTAAGTGAACTCATAGGAAATGCCATCGGTAAACGGCGTGCCCGCCGTCGTGCTCTGCCGAAAAAAGCGGTCGGTCGAGTCGATTTGTGTGTACTCGTGCGCGGTGAAGCGGCACGCGTCCATGGCCTTCTTGTAGCGACTTTCGCCGGTGATCCGCCACAGCAGGTAACAGGCGTCCATGTACCACTCTTCACCGTCCGCCGCGTTGCCCATCTGATTGACGCTGCCCAGCAGCGGCACATGCAGCGGCCGATTGTGTTGCACCGCGTTACGCGGGATCAGGTAGCCGCCGTGCTCGACCGGCTGCCGGGTCGCATAGTTGAACTTGTGCACGCCGTTGAGGCCGGTGTTTTTCAGCTGGACCTGGCCGCGCTCGGCCAGCGGATGGCCTTCGGACAGGACGTCGCCATCCCAATTAATCTTTTGCCCGGTCCAGGCAATGATCCAGTCGACGTCATATTGCACGCCGGCCTGATCCCAATCGGTCGAGCCGTCCGCCTTCACGCCCTTGACGGTTGCGTTGATCGCATCCCAGGCCAGCGCCCCGTCAAAGGCAAACGTGGCCTTGTCCAGGTACTCGCCCCAGTGCGGCGCGCCGTGCGGAATCGCCAGCGCGCCGTTGCTGAAAGTGAATTGCACGCCCTTGAAGCCGCTGTGCGTGGGCTCGGCGGCGTTGATCGGCCAGTTGGCCAGCACCGGCTCCTTGGAATTGACAATCCAGTTGGCAATCCGCCGCTGCGGCGTCTCCGGGATCGGCTGGCCCACGTAAAAATACGCCTCGTAGGCTTCCCAATACCACATGGCCGCCTCCAGGTAACGCGGGTCACGGGTGGCCAGGTAGGCATGCGCATAACCGAGGATCTGCAAGGCCTGGCCCTCGGTGGTGCCGTCGCCGTTGGGCTGGTACTCCATTTGCGAATGCGCGATGAAATG